TGGTTACATGGTGATGTGGAACTTAAATTGTTGAGTGGTATTCCATTGGATACCCCTTCAAGTCAAATCCCTCTTCAGAACCTATTGCAGGTCCTACCCGAGGAAGTCATCACTCATGTTTCTCAAGATCAACTCCTAACCGAGCTTAAGACCATTGATGATGAAATCACAGCATTGGAAACACATAGTGTTCTTCGAGAACAATTAATGGAGCGTTACAAAACACTTCTACATGTGGATCCCCACACAATTATCAGATCTCCAACAGCAGCTAAATGGATCCACCAGAAGGTGGAAGCAGATGAATTAGCAAAGATTGAAGAAGATATGAATAAAATGGATGGATCCAAAGCTCGTGATGATGCTATAATTGAACATGTTATCCAAACACTCCAAGGTCAAAAAGGAAATGTAATGGAATTAGACCGCAGAAGATTAGCGATCTATCAATTATATCAACACAATTTAACAGCCCACTTAGAGTATGTCCTATCGGAAGTTAAATTAAGGAGGGATCGCATCCAAAGAGCATCCCGTCAAACAGATTGGGTGAACCGCAGCACTGAACGTGCCACTGCTGCTATCAGTCTAGGACAAATCCACAGTCCACTTGGATGGTTGTGGTTTGATATTAATAACTATATGAAGGATATACTGCCAGCAACTATTAAACGTCACCGTTTTTTATGGTTGGTCAGCGCCATTACAATGTGTGTTGTGGTTCTGACGGTAATAGTAGTTCTCTTCATGCTTCTTGTGTGGTTCCTCTACATCCTTTACCTGGTGTGGACCATCTTGCTACTGTAAAGACAGATCATTACAGGATCCAATCAAGTTCAACTATCAAAATCCCCTCCTCTCACGATTCCCAACACGTGAAATTCACCCCCGCACCTTTCCTCATCAAGTTCATCAAAGACGTAGACTCATCTGTAGTCTACAGTGGTTGCGGCCACAATATTATTCAATCAGTTCTATCGAGACTCGCGATTCGCGAGTGCACCCTCGAGGATCCCATACTAATCACTTCGTTTACTGCTTATCTTAAAACATTCCCGGTTCCCTTAACGGAACCTCTTTCAGGGGAAGAGTTAGCAGCCATCACCAAACCTAGTGCCTTCTATAAATACCAGAAGGGTATGGTAACCTACAGGAACTGTTTCCCTGATGATGAATCCATGTCATTATTTATCAAGATGGAAATTGCTAAACCAGGTAAAGCACCAAGGTACGTTTGCGCACAAAGTGCATTTGCAACTACTATTGGTCGCAAGGTTAACATTCCAATTGAAAAACAAATATGCCACATGGTATTCTCATCAAATCCAAATGGTCCCAGCCAATTCATCACTAAGGGGATGAATAATCTGGAGGTTGCAGCCTTACTACAAAATGGCTATGATGCATTTGATCCCCAAGATGTGGTTGTCATCGATGGAGATGCTGTAAAATCAGATGCTAATATTGGAATCTTAGGCCATTTAGTCGAGCAATTGGTTATTGCTCGAATGCATGGAGATAAAAGTTTCCAAGATATGACCAACTCCTCTTGGCTCAGTAACATGGTTAATAAGAAACATGGTATTGCAGTCAAACCTACTACGGAGTTCCTTCATACTGGAGTAGCAGTCACTTCATCCCTCACCACATTATCATATGCTCTCTTGATAGACTTTTGTTTATCAAGTTTCAAATGGCGCGGAGTATTGAATGGGGATGATTTGGTGCTAATTCTCCGTAAAAGAGATCT